ACCTCACCATAGAGTTCACCGACAGAGCGACGGCACGGTGGAACGCTGTCACGAACACGTCGATAGCCTATTACGAAGTACGGACCAATAACGCACCGGGAGAAGCGGCAGGGCTACTCGTTCAGACTACAGACCTTCAGGCGGTACTGCCGCTTACGGAACGACAGGGAACGATATTCGTGCTCGCACGTAACACGCAGGGGGCCTACAGTGCGGCGGCACAGCTCGCTTATAAGAAGGACCCGCCGAAAGCACCCAAAGCGCCGAACGTGAAGACAGGCATCGGTACACTTACGATTACTGCACAGTCGTTTCCTGTCGGCGTATCGAAGATGCATGTGCGGATCGTCGGACAACAGCACTCGACGGCCTTCGACACAACGTCGAGCGTGGTCTCGTACGCCTGTGAAAGCGATATATATGACGTCAGCATAAGCTTCATTGACGTATTCGGACCTGGGGCTGAGTCAGGGGTTACGACCGTTACGGTGACGGCAACCATTGACCTTTCGACACTTAATCGTGAGGCCTTAGGGCTTGATGAAATTGATAAGAATATCGCTAAGATTGAAGCTGAGGTCGGAACGGTGAAGTCCGACGTAAACGGCCTACAGTCAAAGCTGACGCAGACGGCCGCAGGCTTACAGCAGTCCGTGACGGACCTGAATTCGAACATTCAGACACAGCTGTCACAGTTCAGCAATAGCATTGACCTTCGTGTCAACAGTGCTATCCAGGGGCTCGACGGAGACGGGCTTATATCCCGCATCAACTTATCGACCTCAGGGGTCCGCATCGACGGTAAGCTCCTACACGTGACAGGTCAGGCCTTGTTCGACAACGACATCATTACGAATAAGATGCTTAGAGCAGGTTCGGTGTCGGCCGATAAGATGCAGGGAGAGTCGCTCGACACAGTGAGTGCTCGAATCGGGACGCTCCGCACGTCAACGTCGGGGGCTCGGACGGAGATTAAAGACAATCTTATTGAAGTGTACGACGACGATAATGAGCTGAGAGTGAGGATCGGTATATGGACTTAAATACGGGGATAGAAGTTATTAACCCGTCAGGCACGACATTCCTGTCGCCCGACAGCACGATATGCCGCATCATCGACAAGGTGTTCATCGTGTTCGGTCAACAGCCGATATGTCTGAACAACAATTATGCGTTCGAAAACTACCTGGATGATGATGTGGCTCTTGATACCGCAAAGCGAACGGCGATGAAGGAGTACATCGCCAAGTATCATAAGACGGGTTATACAGAAGCTGACTACGATAAGCTACCCGCTTCGGAACGATGGCAGGTACGAGAGCTGATGAAGGAGTCGTTCTCGATGAGAACGGTCGCATGGAATCAAAATCGTCGAGGGCAGTTCGTACTTCATAATCATATCGACGATAACGAGAAATTGTATGTAGCAACCGTCGGACATGGCCTACGAGCCGCTGTCATCGACACTCTGCAGCTGCCCGAAGGCGGCTTCAAGCAGTATAAGGATAACTCGGTTATAAACATCTGGTTCGAAGTACCGGGGGCAACGGGGAAGCGGTACGACACTGCATATGAAGGGGATACGCCTGAACGGCTGAAGCAGTATATCAAGAATCCGTATTGGGGATATCTTATTATAGGAGCGATGTGATGGAGCTTATACGAGTGCAGAACAAGAAGAAGAAAACGGTCATTAACAGTACCTATGAGAATTTTGTATGCAAGTCAAGAAAGGCTGTTCAGATTAAGCGGCTAAAGAACGTATCGATTGAGTCGATGCCCGCCTTCGGTCCTGACGGATCAGGTCAGGTCGGCTATATGAGCACGACCTTGTGGCCCGATGACAAGAAAGTCGCGCTCATGACGACAGTGCTTAATTCTGACGTGTTCCCAACACCTCCGCTTATAGCCGTAATCGCACCAAAGGACTACAACTTCACGGCTTACTGGCGAACGCAGAATGATAACGGGGTCATGAGATTCGTTCATTATGTCCAGGTCCGACGGAACGACGACAAGAATATCACCGTCGACGAGATGTGGAATAAGGTCGATTTATATGTCTATGATTTTTTAGCGCCTCAAGGCCAGAAGAACGGATACGGAAGAACACAGGAAGGGGTCATGGGGGTTCATGACGGAGCCTGGAAGCTCTGGTATAGGGTCTTTGTGAATGAAGGGATGTACCGAGGAGACCTGAATAATCATGTAGAGCTTGACTGGCAAGCACTCCGCAAGCCCCGGCCGAATTTGAGTGCCCTGAAAGATTACCCTGATATCGACAATTGCAAATGTGGTGTACAGGTCTACGGCTACCACCGCTTCTGGAACGACCGCTTCCATTCTCCGAAGGCCGACAAGAGAAGTGCGGAGATTAAGAAGAAAAAAGGAAAGCTTGAGCGATACTCCGCAGACCTTCTCTATGACTCTCGGCTACCGTGGCTCGTGGTTCTCGGCCAAGTACAGGAGCACCTCAAGTACTCAACGGACGGCGGTTACCTCGAAGGAGACATACGCCGTTCACATGTTGACTCAGTGGCGTATCCTTCGAAGATTGGCGTCATTGTAAGCTCTGTAATTGAGGGGACCGCCATGTCGAAGGAAGTCGCTCATACCGGTCTCATACAGTACTCCGTTCGACAGGGCCTCACGTTCACATCTGAGAACGCCGTCGGTACGGTCGAAGCGGATGAACGGCTGCCGACTGTAGCTAATTATCCGATTGTG